CATACCACAGAAGCGCAAATAGGGCGCTGCAAAATAAATTAAGGCAAGAAACACATGCAAAATGCATTAAAAACAGTTTTATTAGATCGTATCGGTATGGCAATCAGGGACATGAACGACGATGACATCGTTGCTGTACAGCTTCTACGGCAAACTAGGGGATGTACATCCAATAGGCACAATAGGAACAGTGGCAGAGCTAAAAGAAGAGCATAAGGGCTTTGACTACCCCGTTTAGCCAGGCGCCAGGGGCAAAGCCCGCTTGGTCTACGGCCCGCTTGGCAAAGCCCGCTTGGTCTACGGCCCGCTTGGCAAAGCCCGCTTGGCAAAGCCCGCTTGGCAAAGCCCGCTTGGTCTACGGCCCATTATTATCAGACGCTTACTAAGACAGCCGCAACCATACATATGCATGTGCACTACTAATAGCGCATACAGATTATCAGTCACTGCGCTTTGTTAAGGCAGTGTTAAGAGAACGTAAGGCGTATGGTATTATCAGACACCCGCTGCATACATATGTATGTGCGCTATACGTAGTGCCATACAGTTTGTAAGAGGCGAAGCGGTTCAGCCAGTCGACCAGTCGTATTGTTGACCCCCCCCTAGGTTGTGGTTGTCAAGTGCGCTTGAAGTGGAGGGGGACCCACCGTCCAGTCCACCACAAAATTTTAAAAAATCAGCTAAGGTCCCAAAAATTTTCCAAATTTTTAGCAAAGCATTCCTAGCGCTTGGGTTTAGCCGTACCTTAATCAATTAAAGTAAGCAGGCTTTTCCTTTAATAACGGACAAATGTCCAGTTTTCTATAAGCACTGACCGGAGAAACACATAAAATTATCATATACTTAGCCGGTCAACGTCAATAACTAATAGCTTATCGTTTTGCCGTAATTCCATAGGTTATAGCTTATAAACCCCACCTGGCTAAGTTTAGGTTACGATTAATAGATGCAAATAATCATACTTTTCGTCATACTTTTTATCATATCTACACAATCAGGGACCGCAGGACCGCTATCAGGTCATGCGGAAGTGAATATCGGTCCGGTAGTGTTGCGTCCGGAGACACCCGCTTTGGCTCCTAAGCCGGAAAAATTGGTAGCCTTCGTACCCCTGCACGTAAGCGCCATAGGGTTTACAAGGGATGCTAATACTAATATCGTTCTATATATAGATCCAGCCAGTGATTTGTACGGTAAAGTCTTCCCTGGCGATATTGTGTTAACTATCGGCGGTGAAGATCCTGAAGTATCCTTGGCGCATCTTAATCATTTTGGCGATATTAATACATTGATTGTAGTAGTTGTACTACGACATGGAACAGAATTAACATTTAATTGCCATAGACATCCACTGGAATCATTCGCACCTAATATAGCTAATGGATTAAGAGCGCAGCTTTGTCCCTGACCATTGTTGCGCCATGGCTTCAGCTATACCGGTATAGGTTCTACTGCGTTCTTTCCATCTATCCTTGGACGGACTAAGGTTATGAATGCGTTGTCGCCGTCCAGATACTATATTTGTTGGTTTTATTACTGGTAAACCTTTCAACCACAGGCATGTAGCTTTAGTTTCGCCATGTCCGAACTGCCAGGGTTGAATGATTTGGGTTGGCTTTTGCCATTGTGTTGATAAGCAACCTATAGGATTTTCAATAGCAATCATAGGTATAGAACAGTAATATAGTAATTTAACAAATTGTATAGCTAAATATTGCTGATGTTTTCTTTCAGACCACCACCTGGCCCCACTAGCAGCTAAATATGTACAGGGCGGGTGAGCAATCATTAATTCCCAGTCAGAATCTAGTACATCCCTGATGTCACCTTGATAATGATTTCCTGGTAATTCTGACGGTTCTAAATCGCAGGACATAGCATAATGCCCTTGTCGTTCAAAGGCTGACCGAACAATACCGCTAAATTCACAAGCTATTAAAACTTTCATACCGTTATCTTATACGACGATTAAAAACTTGTAAACTCCGCCCATCGCACTTTAGCGCTATACTAACAACGTAACGTTACCGGTCGGCAGACCGCTTTAAGAGGATTCCTATTATGAAAAAAGCAAGTTTAGTTGCTGCGCTAGCAGTAGCGCTATTAACAGTAGCACCAGCACATGCATCAGTATTAAAACCGTTGCGTTCAGCCGTTAGCGCTGTCGCCAAAGTAGCACAACGAAGCGAAGATGCTGGTAAGAAAGCTGAAAAGAAGGCTGAAGACAAAGTAGTCGGTGAGAGTAAGTCGGCTGTTAAGGCCGTTAAACACAATCTAAAAGACGCAACCGATGCTGTTAAGTCGGTCTTGGGTAAAGCTAAAGATGCCGCAGGCAAAGCATTAGGCAAAGTAGAAGGTGTTGCTAAGCATGTATCAACTTTAGGCACTGCTGCATTGACACTGCTGGCATTGAAGGGATTGTTAATTTAGTGTTTTTCTAAATTAATTTGACTAATGACACCCGCTACTGTTAATCTGTAGTGGGTGTTTTCTTCAAAGGAGTTTAATAATGTATCGTATTACAAAACAAGAATTAGATCATATCCAGAATTTACCGGATACTACTGGCAAGTATATGGATGACGATGGCAATCGCTGTGCATTAGGTAAATTGTCTTTATTGACTCCGATAGATAATGTGCGTCCTCAGGCTTCACTATCATCTCCTTTTTTACCGGTGATAGAAGTACCTATATTTCAGGCGGCTAATAAAGTAAGAATGAGATCAAAAATGAGGCATAATCAAATCTTAATGCGGTTATTCGGAGACCCTGCGACTATTAATTCTATCTGGAAGATGAATGATATGGGTGTTATACCTTTCAGTTTGAAGAGGATAATCGGACAAAAAGCAAGACATGATATTGCGTTTACCCTGGCTATTAATCACATGGAGCGATTAGGCAAAATAGAAATCATTAAAGATACGCCGGAGCTAAGGGTACCGATGGTTGTAAAAACAACAAAGGCGGAGGAATTTCATTATGCATAGAATTACAAGACAAGAATTGGATCAGATTAAAGCTATTCCCGGTTGCGTTGGTTGGTTTAATAATGGTGAAGGAGCGTTTTGTGCGCAAGGTAAAGTTCCTATGTTGATGAATCGCACTGATGTATTACCGCCAGCAAAGGATATACCCGAATACATGGTATTAAATTTCGATCGTTTTAGACATTTCTTAGGACAACACTTAACTGGCGAACAAAAACATCAAATCGCCGTGGTTAATAACGGACGGAATTATTTAGGAATATCACCCGATTTTGACACAGCCTTTGACATGATGGTTACTTATCTTAAAGACAACGGTCATTTAGAAGTCATTGAACCTACGCCTGAATTAAACGTCCTGCCAAGTCCAGTAACATTCATAACTGTTGAAAAAGCACAATACAAGAGGTTAACAATAGAAGAAGTATGCTAAATTTTAATCTTAAGAAGTTTTTGTCACTGCCGCTAAATGATGGCACTACTTACGAATCTTATGGCGGCTGCGGTTGTATTAAGGGCAATTTTACCCGCAGTACTGTATTCAATAGTAGTTTCTTTGCTTATTCACTATGTGGTGCACCAGCTTTCCCGCAGGTGTCTACCCTCTCCAATTTATCAAGAGACTTAATTAGCCAAGCGAAAGCTTTCGGTTATCAACCAAAAACCCAAAGAACATTAGGTACCTTGCATGATACAGATGATCGGTTGTCTAAAACATTAGACATAGGTGAATACATCTTACTTAGAGGTTATCCGCAGAAGGCCAAGCTTTATGTTGCTCATATGATTGAAAAATACAATCTATGCAATATAGTAGCTGCACCTGAAGGGTCAAAGACCGCCGGTGCGGTAGACACACCAGATCGCCCACCAGCACCAGTGCCGCAACCGGAACCAGAGCTGGAGCCAGCGTAAATGTTGACTGTCTTGCTACTGATTATTATTCTGCCGATTGCTATTGGATTGTTCATTCAGACTATGGTGCATCGGCATATTGATAAATCAGTTAATTTAGACCAATGGTGATATTAGAAATTGCAACATTTATAGTGGACTGGATTTTACTTGTATTTTTTATAGGGGTACAATTTCTTATTTTGGCTTTGATTTTTAGGCGGTGATTCATACGGGCGAAGTTATTAAACTATTTAAGAACCACCCTGATAAGGAACCGCCATCCCTAGCTGGTGAATGCAAGTGTTTAGCATGTAATCATCAGTGGGCCGGAGTATCACCTATCGGACAAGCCATGGGTTTACAATGCCCGAAATGTAAATGTAACCGGGGTGAATATGTTCATCCGCTGTGTATTAATGCAGAAGATATCTGCTGGACTTGCAATTGCGGTAATCAAACTTTCATGGTGGCACAATACTATATTTTCTGTATGAGGTGCGGCGATAGTGAACCCTGGCCACCGGATAATTCATATAGAAGTGCTTAGATTTAATTTGACTAATATAGATTAATAGATTATAGTAATGTTTATGAAACATGGATATATCATTACTAATGTAACAAATGAAGTTATCTTAACAGTAGCTGAAAGCGCCGGGGTTGCATTACGGGTAGCTCATGCCTTGGAAGTTGAATTAGACAGTCCAGTTAATATTCATTCCGTTTCGGAATTCAATAAGCGCTTTATGCTTTTAACGACTGGTAAAACGCCCGTTTTAAGTGAAAGTTGAGAATCACGTTTCAATGCTTGTCGATCAGCATTGCGCAATTTGCGCTCTAACTTACCTTTCCAGCCTTTGCGGCCTTGGTTTTTGATTGGTCTGTAACTATTACTTATTTGCTGAGCCATATAAACATAAAGATTGCATACAATTGTACGCCTAGCATAACAGTTAGAGTGATACCTAATTCAATCCATTCGGCTTTAGTCATTTGCATAGGTTACTTTATCATGTTTAATTATATATTTTTCGAAAAATATACAACATAGTATATATTGAAACGAATTTAATTATGTTTTTCAAATACATTGTTTTATACTAACATTGATGTAATGTAAAGGATGTATATGAATTGGCATTTTACAAGCGGGCTTCTTACGGGACTATTAGCTATTGGAATCTTCTTAATAGGCGTTACTGTTGGTATTGGTTTTGAATATCATGCTCTTATTACCCCGCAAACGATTGAAATTACTCCCTGAATGACAATACTTAATCCAAAACCGACTGACTGGTCAAAAGAAGAAATTATAGATACGTTAACTAAGATTGCTAAAGAACGACATCATTTGAGCTATAAGCAATTTCTAAAAGCTATTTGTCGCACACAGACATGGTGTGGCTGTAAAGACTACCGGGAACTTCTTGAGATAGCGGGAATTAAGCTAAAATGAATTAACAGAGCTTTCCGGGGATCCCACAGTGGCAACAGGCGTTCAAAACTTTATTATCAATGCCAATGCGGATTTTAGCCAACAATTATTCTGGCTTGATCAAAACGGAAATCCAATCAATTTAACTGGTTACAGCGCAAAAATGGAAATTGCCAACTTTGCAGGACCGGGCAGAACGGTTTATTACACTATGACTTCTCCTAGTGGTGGAATTACCATCCCGACACCCGCCACAGGTGAGATTGACTTATTTATACCGGCATCCGTGACCGAAACTTTCACTTTTGCTAATGCAGTTTACGATTTATTGCTTATTTCTGGAACTGGAGCAGTCACCCGCTTTTTAGAAGGCCCGATTACCTTATCTCTTGGCGTAACAACGCCTTAATATAGGTGTTTTATGCCTGATGAAACTACCTTTATTAAAGTAATCCAAGAGCCATCTCTGATTGAAGTTATCAATCAGCCGAATTTTATTACTGTTCCCGGCATTGCAGAGATTATTACCATAGGGACGCAAGGCCCTCCGGGTCCACCTGGAACTGGAGCTTTTTTTCAGGTTATCGCCGGAGAGGATATAACCGCTTTCACGGTAGTTGTTATCGTAAATGGCTTGTTATACCAAGCCGACCCGACAAACGCCGCCTATGGCCCTCTGGTAGCCGGTATTGCGACAATCGGTGGCATTGCAGGGCAAAGTATCAATGTTGTTCAAGAAGGCGAAATAGACGGTATGACTGGATTAGTTACCGACGCTAGGTATTATGCAGGAACAAACGGCGCTTTATCAACAAGCCCTACTGTTATGAGCTTCGCTTGGCGGCGCAGTATGGGTGTTGCTAAGTCCACAACCCAGTTTATTATCCTCCCAGCTCCTAGCATTTTAAGTTAGAATTAACTTATTAACAGTTCTTTATTGGATTTAACATGCCAGAAACAATTTCAACCGATCCAGACGCAAGCGTAGTTGATAGTCTTGTAATAAACCTTCCATCCGAATTTGCCATCGCTGGCGATAATGTTGGCGACGTTGTTCTAGACGTTACTTTAGTGCCCCAAACAGAACATACGGTTTTAGCTGGACCGACTTCAGGTAGCCCGGCAGTTCCAACTTTTAGAGCATTAGAAGTATCCGACATGACCGCTCTTGGTTTAGGAACGGCTGCTGTAGAAAATTTAGAAGCCGATATTATTGATAATGGTTCCGGCAGTTTAACGATGTCTTCTTTCTCTGATGTTGCTGGTACTTATACAGTAATTAGTTCAATCACTATTAATGCGGAAGGCAGAGTTACTGCTATTTCTGGTACATAAACCAAGGATCTTAATTAATGGCAGTTAGCACTAAATTTGTTGGCATTAATACTAATGGCGATTTTAATGAATACGAAGGTATTCAAACATCATCTGGCGCTGCTGCTGGCGATATAGTCGCTTTAAATAGCTCTGCGCAAATTGATGCCTCTTTATTGCCTGCTATTTCAGCTACTTATACCCAAAGAACGGATACAGCTTCTTTTAGTGCTCTTTACAATCACTTAGAACAAGTTGATTTAAATACTGCTGCTGCCAACGTTACCGCAACATTACCTGATGCAACTACTTATAGTGGACAAGGCTTGTTAATCCAAGTTATTACAGCTAGCGCTACCCATCATGTCGCATTCGCAACTGTATCATCACAAACAATTAACGGTGCAGCTGCAAGTTCATTAGCTCAACTAGTTAATGTAGACCAAACTTATTTCTTCATATCTGATGGTTCAAATTGGTGGACTATCTCCCCGGTAACAAATTTAACCAATAACGTTACTGGAACACTAGCTCCCGCTAGCGGTGGTACTGGTGCAACATCAGTTCCAACCAATGGCGAAGTGCTAATCGGTAACACGGGCACTGGCGTTTATGATGCCGCAACTATTGGATCATCCGATAGTACAATCACATGGACAACTGGTGCTGGCAGTTTAACTGCGCAAGTTGATCAAGGTAATTTAACTTTAAGTTCCATTGGTGGTTCACTTAATTTAGCTACACAAGTATCGGGCATCCTGCCAGTTCTTAATGGGCCAGGTGCATATACTGCTACTGCTGGTTCAACTAATATTACTGCTGGTGCAATGATTTATTTGGATTCATCTAATCACATTCAATTAGCCGATGCTAATACCGCATTACCTGCGACTGGTTTTGCACCCAGTGCTATTACGGCATCTACTTCTGGCACTGTCGTAATGGGTAATGGCCCTAATGCTGGTTTAACTGGCTTAACAGCTGGTGATAATTACTTCTTAGGACACAACGGGGCTGTAACTACTACTCCACCAACTACATCAGGCTATTGTTTGCAAAAAGTTGGTTCAGCTCCAACGACTTCGCTATTAAATGTTTTGTTAGGTCCAGTCATAATTCGGGGTTAATAGCCCATGACTAACCAAAAGCCGCTGAAATTAGACAGCACTGGCGATCCATCTGAATTCGTTAGTGGTGATGTTGTAACGCCTTCTTTTTTGCCGAATCCATCTTCATCTACTTTGGGTGGCATTGAAAGTTTAGCGGCTGTAACAAGCAATTGGATTAATACCATTTCAACTTCTGGTGTACCAAGTGCAACCCAGCCAGCATTTAGTGACATTTCAGGAACTGCTGCAACCACCCAAGGCGGTACTGGAACTGGTTCTAGTCAAAATGCTTTAGTGCAATTTGGTGGACCAAATTCACCAACAGCATTAGCTGCTGCACCGGCATTTAATTCTTATGATTCTGCCGCAATATTTGGTGGAGCATCCGGCTTAAGATCATTACCAACTACCGGTACAATCACTGGAGAATATTGGCACAATGGAAACTGGACACAGACAGGTGCAATAACTTCCAATGGTGCCAGAATCCATTTAACCGGCACAATGACTATCAATGCTGCTTGGACAGTTGCTACAGAAATAAGCGGTGGTAGGGCATCGTTGGGCGGATCTAGCGTTGCGACAGCTCCTGGCGGGAATGGTGGTGGATTAGGTGCCGGTATGGGCGGTAATAGCAGTACTTCCGGCGCACTTGGGGGTTCTGGCGCGGGACATGGTGGTCTTGGTGGAGTAGGCGGTGTCGGCATAACTAATGCGTCTGTAGGCAATGGCGGCTGCACTTATCCGCTAACTTCATTATTAACCGGATCTAGCGGGGGAGCTGGCGCTAGCGGACTTTCTACCATAGGGGGAGCAGGCGGTGCCGGAGGCGGAAGTCTTTATTTAGAAGTTACTGGAGCTATTAGCTGTACTACTTCTTGTGCAATGACAGCTACCGGAGGCGCTGGGACTGCCGGCGCTTCTGGAGTTGGCTGCGGCGGCGGCGGATCCGGAGGCGGTATTCAAATGCGTAGTTTCGGCACCATAACAATTGCCTTAGGCGCAAGTATCACTGCCGCTGGAGGTAACGGGCCTAACGCTGTTGGATCGACAGGTGCTGCCGGTGGTGGTGGTGGCGGCGGCATTATTGATTTATCAGGTTCAACGGTTACAAATAATGGCACTGTTAGTGCATCAGCTGGCACTGGCGGTACGGGCGGTGCAGTGGCTGCTGCAAATGGCGGAGCCGGAATAGTAAATTTAAATTCCTTCGTTCAGAATGTCCGCAGTTCTAATTAATTATTAGGTGCTAGTTCAGTAGTGGCTGGTGCTAAAATACTATCAGGATCTATTGAATCTAGTTCAATAACTTTTAAAGCATCCCGTATGGCAGGTGGATTAGTTTGTATGAATTCATCCATCTTTTGTTTATCAGGAGATACGACATACATAACATCAGGATTAACGGTTAAGTCTGGCTGTCCTGTTGAAGTATTGATGGCTGTGATTGCTAAGATTGCTACGAATATATGCATTAGATAATATCTCCGTTTTCCATTTGTTTTTCATTTTCCAAAACTGAAACTTGTCTGCGATAAAATTCGACTTTCGCACATTCTAGAACGCCTATTAATCCATTGGCTGTTTTGTAGTTACGATCACTGTCAAATATCGCCCAAATGATACTAGACAAAACGTAATTTAAATCTCCAACAGATTCTACTTTTGTTAAGATATCAGCTATAGCTGATTCAAACTGCGGTCTTCTATCTTCTTTAATATACGGCATTTTTACCTCCGGTAAAAACGGGAATCGCTTGCGACTCATCCCGTCCTAATTTAAATTCGGATTCTTAGGTGGCACTGGATCTGGTCTTCTGTTTGCGGAAGATTGATTAGGATCTGTATGCATCTTTACCAATCCGTCTACTATATCCGCCATAGCTGAACTACCTTTAGCCATATGCATTATTCCTTCCATTAATAGCAATATAGTATTCGCAAGACGAATCACCTTGCCCAATGCAGTAATAGATAGATAGATTGCTATGACACTTAGTGTTATAGCAATGACTGATAAGTTCATATTGCGGTACCACCTTTTAATATTGATTCTTCTTCTAAATCCTCTTCGGTCATTTGCAGACATTCGGCATATCCGCAAATATCAACAAGATTATCCCGCTTATGTTTATTCTGTTCCCGACTAATTTTAACCAGTAACATAAACATCATTGCGTCTTGTGGTGTTATAACTTGTCCATCCCGCATTTTGTGTTTAATGAGAGCGGTCATCATACCACTAGTGCGTCTGTAGTCCTGTAAAGGTCTTCCATAATCCTTGCGTCTATCTGTGCGTACTATGCGGAACGCTTCTTCTGATGGCGATTCTTCTTCTGTAGTGACACGTACTACAGCTCTTGGGTATATGGATTGACCTACGGGCCGGTCAACTTCATCAGGATTATATAAATGTATTTGCTTTTCCAAACGCCTTGCTACGGCAACTTCTAATTGTGCACCTTTGCTGTGCTCCCAGCCTTCTAGCATTACTAGCATGTCTGATTCAACAACATGTTTTATATCTAAGTGCATATAGTAGACCCAGCCCTTATCATGACTGCCATTGTCATTTTCAGCGGGATTCAATACTTTATAACCAATGGCTCTCAATCGTCTAGCAGCTTCATTGAAGGCTTCTGCATTGTGATTAGGAATGCCTGACATAGGTCCACTTACATAGACGGAATGTCTTTTATGAATCGTAAAGTTGGTCCTAGGCGTAACTTTAGCGACACCCGCTTTTTTAGCGGCGACTTTAGAAATCTTCTTGCGCATATAATCCTCCCATGTATATGACGCAATATTAGCGGATGCTCATTGTATTGTCAAATGAATTCATATATAATAAACAAACGTCACTCAACTGCATCAGTTCAGTGAACAGGTAGGATCTAGCTAAAAGAAGCTTGATGGAATCAGTGAAGCCGAAAGCGAAGGTGACACTGGGTTTTAACAGAAAGAGTCGCAAGACTGAATTTGTAGGAAGCTAACCATCCAATACTTGACCCCCGGGTAAGGTGCTAACACTTAGGGCAGGCAGGCACTTCAGACGACAGACCTACCGAATTACTACCAAATATTGGGTCGCAGTCCTATTAGGACAAGATATTCAATCCATGTTCAATTCTATAATCATCCAATTGTGCTTCTAAATGATGTTTAAAAACATATTTCTGGATTAAAGTTGAATCTGGCAACCAGCCGATATTCAATAGATGCTTTAAATGTGATGCGGGCGTGATGTCATGCTTCTGTTGCTGAAGGTTTGCGTCATCAACTGAATCTTTAGTATCTTTAGTAGGCATTAGATTCCTTCTTTGCAGCCATTAATGCTTCCAGGGGTGTATCTGCCGCTTTGTAATGAATCTGTCTTGGATAGTCATAAACTACCCATTCGCGCGGGGTTGATTCAGTATCATCTTCATCACTCCAGTTATTTGACAAGCAACATTCGGGGCGCATACCCTCAACAGCGCGACCTAGGGCGATTAGGCGCTTAGCTTCGTCTAACTGTATATCTTCGCCATCGATATATAGACAGCCATGCTCCAGTTCATCCCGCAACCGGCGCACTTCTGCGATTAAGTGCAGTGTTACTGTAGCCATCTCATCAATTGGCTGAGAGCCATGATAAATTGAGCAAGCTGCTGTCCATCGTTTCAATTCCTCTTCACTTATTGTCATTAATGCTTACTCCTATCTATAGGATTAATTACATCAAACATATGACGCAAGCGTTGACCAATAATCGCATCATTCACCATCTGCTTCCAATCGCCAGCTTTTATGTCAACAATCACGTCCTGGTTAGGGTCTACAATATCCACTTTCATGCGCTCACGCAGAATTTGCAGGCGCTGCAACAGTGATGGTTCATGATCTAGATACTGGGCTTTAAGTGATTTCATACCGTTTCTTACCTTTACGTTTGGCTTTTTTAAATGCCCTTAGAATTTGTTTATGGAATTTATTTATATATTCATTCCATCTATCCCTTTCCACCGGCGAAGCATAGAACCAACTATAAATTGCATTGGTATAATGTGCCAATAATTCTTCTAATTTATTTGTATTCATTGTCTAACATTAACCATACATAAGACAGGAATTTACCGAAACCATTAGTACCACCATTGACCAACATTCTTACTTTAAGCCAATTGCCCCTATCAGCATGAGTATTGATGCAATGATCTTTAAAATACGCCCCAGCAATTTGGATACTATTTTGTGCATTAGTTGCCGCTATGGGATTACCGCTTAGGTTCACGCCAATAATAGTGCCATACTTTTCATAATTTGGCAACCCAGTCAACTGAATTAATCCCTTGCCACCAAACGGATCATTAGGATTAGCATTTGCAGCAGGATTGAACATAGATTCAACAGCTATGGTGGCAGCTAATGCAACCCTGGTATTAGGGGTATTCATCCCCTGATTTTGTAATTCACCAATCAATGGTTGCCAGGTATTAGTGATAGTCTGGAGGTCGACATCTATGATTGATGATATATCTTGGGCACTAAGCATTGTTTGATTCCTTTCCTGCTTGCTTAATATATTGCTCTGGCGTATAGCAGTCCTGACATTTTCTAGCATATTCATATACACCTAAATCATGACAAGCCAAATCCAGCGCCTTGCGCAAGACTTTGTTTTCTTGGTCTGCGTGATCTAAATCAAGCTTGCACTTGCCAAATTTATCCGTCACCCACATAATTTGCTTTTGATGCACAGCTTTCAACAGCCCTTCCATCTGAAGCAACAACTCTTTATCTTCAATTCCAGAAGCTAACGCAGCCTTCAACTCCGCCACGGTGTCAAGGAGATTTTCAACATCCATAACGGCAGCAAGATAATCAGCGTGATCCCAGTCAGCACACAATTCTTTCTTGAAGCGTTCCCTAATCTCAACTAATTCTTGTTCAGTCAACATTAATAATCAACCTCATGAATATTTAAAACTATAGGACGCCCATGTCTAACTAATACATTATTACAAGCATCAACAATATTAGATAAATAAAAGGTTGCAACTTTTAATTGATCTCTTAAACCTATTCTTTCTTCGCCTGGCATAATTATTGGACTAGCCGCTAAGTCAGCAATATAATCGGCAAAATCAGCTTCATCTTCATTTAAGTTTTTACGTGGTCGCCCGCCCAGTTTTCCATTAGCTAAAGCAGCAGTTGTTTTAGCTTCGCTTTTAGCTTTGCCGCCCTTACGTCCCAGTTCAGCAGCAATTTCTGATAATTGTTTTTTATTCACAGTGCATCCTCCGGTAGAAGAATACTATAACCGAAGCGGTCAGGTAAGGCAAATTAAATTTGTAGTAAGTGAACAATTGTGGCACTAATTGTTCTGTATCATCCATTCGGCCCGGAGGTCAGTGCCACTAGCATAATGTCGCAGGCTGGATGCGGCTCTACTTTGTAATTGGGAGCGGGGTCTGGAATCGAACCAGATCTTTAAGGTTATGAGCCTTACGTGCTACCGGTGCACTACCCTGCCGTATTTATTTATTATATGTCACCCGGCAGAATTGCGCAACTTGAGGTAGCCTAATGGGGCATCTCTCTGCCGGATTTAATTATTCTACATCTTTCTTAGGTGTAATCAACCACTTAAGAAATTTCTTAGCTGGATGTTCATTCGTTACTGCTGCAACCGTTGCGCCCTGTAGTACAGCTAATAATTTAGCCCCGTCTATGGACCCCAACCCTGTGCAAGCATCCATACCGACACCTGCCTTATAAGCGCCATTGTTGCCTTGTGTTATATCATTACAAACTTCAGGATGATTATATAAAACAGTATGTAGATCGCCTATAGATTTACCCAATTGGTGCGTTAATACAGCGGTCATCGCTGCATACAACGGCGCAACAGCTGATGTGCCACCAATAGCCATATTATCTCCGTCTACATTTACTATATATCCAGTGTCTGGAGCTGCATCACCAGCAATATCAGGAACGATTCTGCGATTACCGGCAGCGGCTGTTGCGGTAGTGCAAGCAGCGGGAAGTGATTGATAATCCGGTCTGTTATATAAAGCAGAATAACCACCGCCGGTGGCACCGTCTGATTGCCAAGTGACTTCAGATGCAATGGTATTGTCGGTATTCAATATTAATTTTGTTCCACCACAAGCAATTGCATAAGGCGAAGCTGCTGGATAATCAACATGAGGTTTGCCGTCATTCACTCCGTCACTGGAACCGTTATCGCCAGCGGCTACGAAAACATTCATACCCTGTGCTTGCGCTTGCTGAATAAGTGCATCCATGACCGAACGCACAGGAGCTGTCCAGTAATCTTCAGGACTTCCCCAGCTGATACTAACAGCACATGGTTTCAGTGGATGATTAATCGCTAATTGCAAAGCATCGCAAAAGCCCTGGTCAGTATTCGGAGCAAATACAACTAATATTTGTACGCCCTGGGCGACACCTGCTACAACGCAGACATCTAAATCTACTTCTCCATCAGCGCCATCTGGTCCGTCTGAAAATTCACCAGCGTTATCCGATAGTCCTATGGTGATTGTTGGTTTATCTAAGCCCATTTGCGTACAGTAAGCATTGACATATTCAGGATTAATTGAACCACCTAATTCAACTAATGCAACACATTCACCGCTTAAAGGCTCCAAAACCTGTGGAAAATTATAAGCTTTAGCGACCTGCATTGGAGTCAATGATTGCGCCTGTGCTTTTACTTGCCCCTTAACCCGTCTGTATCTATTACGTCCGGCATCATGATCGATAATTGCTAAAATTTCATCCTTATTAGGTAATGCACTTTTAGCTATCTTACTTCCAACTTCAAACGTTAAACTGGTAACTTTGGTAGCGGCATGAACTATTTTTCCGCCTAATTCTATAATGCGTTTCACTATGTGAAGATTTGATGCCAGAACCGCTTTTCTAGGAGTTAAATAGACTGTATAGCGTTTCATATTACCTGCACCGTATAATCTTTAGAAATAAATTCTAATATATCAACAATAACACGTGACGCAACTCCTGAATTATTCTTACCGGCTTCTGGAAACCGCTGTAATATTAAACACAATCTTAACCATTCTTTTTTAAGCAAAGGACTATTGGTATGCAAATATGCAGACCAGTCATCTATTTCCGGGCGATAAATCCATTCTATTTCCGAATGGTCCGACCAAGCACAGCTCATAACCAGCGCAGCGACTGCACAATTACCAGGAATTGTGGCTAAACGCTTCGCTTCATTGGCATTTACGACAATCATAATGAACTATATAATAGACAGGTTTTACTGAATAATCAATGCTTTAAATATACAGATTGCACTTTGCCGCCGGTATAAATGTCCATTGTTTCAGTAAGAGCAATTGCTTCTGTAGCAGTCTTGCCACACATCATTGCTGATAAGGCGAAATCTTGACCAGAACCAATCGAAATAGGGGACATCACTTCTATGGGATTTGAATCGGATAAATACATAAATGCTTTACCGTCTTCGTAAACTACTAAAGCTTCTATACTGTCTGAGGATATATTCAACGGACGACTTTGATCGGTATCGAACCATTTTAAAAATAAATTAATCTGGGTTACTTCTCCTGCACAGGCTACCCAAGCCTTATGCGGATAAGAAAAATGAATTTTCGGTCCGCTATCCAATTTGCGATTACCTTGGGTTCTTTGACTATCAGCGGCTAGAATGTGCCCGTCATAAGCGATTGTTGTTGCTTGCACAGGAGCCATTAGCAACAAGCAAAAAAGCAAAGTAAGAAGTTTCATAGGGGATATTACCAGGAAGGATATAAAGCATAATAGCTTAATTTTAATTAGGCTGTGTCTAAATCCTGTTTCCGTCTGGAAAAATTGGCTATAGTTAATTCAGTTGCTAGTCCTGAGAGGCGCATATGATTTCCGAACAAGATAAAACAATGTGGATAGACGCTCTTAGAAGTGGTCATTTTGAACAAATTAAAGAAACCTATACTAATATGGCTGGCGGCTACTGCGCAGTCGGTGTTTTAGGTGCCGTTGTTGCCGAAAGAGACGGATTAGAATTTTTCGAAGCATTAGAAGACTACACCATGGAATATGGCAGGCGTCGAATATCGTATAAGACACTGAACGAAATCTTTAAATTGAACGACGCAGATTTCGAATTCGCAGTTATCGCTGATTTTATCGAACTGAATGTCCCAGTATTCGCTGAACAGAAAGTCCCCGCTTTAGTAGCTTAAAAGCGCTAATGATTTGTTTAAATGTATGATTGCCGTTATTCCAATGGCAGTACAGAACATTTTCTTGTGGATTGATATATAGATTGGCAGCCGTCTTGTCGTGACCTTCACTGTCGCACATAGGGCACCTGGTCATAATTTCACCGCTGGGTAATTCTTTTAACGGCCAGTCTTCAGGGACTAAATCTAATAACGATCCCTGCGGAGATACGGTTTTCCGTCTTGGCTTAGATTTACTATCAATGATTGGCAAAGCAGTGCTTTTTAAGTATTGCAAAATGTTCGTAGTTTGGGATAATGGCTGTTGTAATACCCACTGCACCTGGTCCCTGTAATCATAAGAAAGACACCCGCTAAAAAGACTAGTCGCCCTAGCGACGCCTGGCTTACGATTGTGTCCCAGTGGCAATCGTATTCCATTGCCTACCCCTCCGGGCTTCACTGTGGCTTGTTTTGGAAAGAATTCTATATCTGGAATCGCATTGAAAATCTTACTATGTTGTCCGAAGGTAAAAGCCTCTTGACTGCTAAGTGGTTCTGATAAGAAGATCCAAATGTGTCCCGCCCTGTTTGCTCTAGCCCCCTCTTTTAGGGGGTTTAAGTGAAGGCTTTGCAACCACATTTCTATACGATTTAATCTCCAGGGATCGTCATTATCATCATCCCAGGCTAAGTATTTGCATGTACCTTCCCGGCTAATTGCTGGTAAACACAGGGTTACTTCACCACTAAAATGTTTACGTAATATATCACCGGTAATTGGTTCTTCTACTAAAAGGTAAGCGCCCGTGTCCCGCTGACGATAATAGCAATCATTGCGATTGCTGAACATTTCCAGATATTGCTGTGCTAACGATTTCAATGAAGTCTACTCCTATTAACAGCAATTTGCGTTTAAACTTAGTATCCGGTAAATATGCCCGTTTGGCAATATCTTCAAATGATAATTCATATTTACTGCATAACTGTCCTAAATGATTAATACAGCCGTAAACATATCCGGCAATCTGGGCATCGGTGATAGGTTCTATGACGACCTTGGCTGGAACTTCTATGTTGGTATGTTCAGCCAAGGCTACAGCCGCCATCAGTTTAGCAAAGGCATTTAAACCGATAGTCCTGTTCATATTAATTTCGGTTTTGTTTTTTGGCAACTTGACTTTCTTATACAGGGCAAGTAAGACCCAGGCAATCCTGCTGGCCAAATTGCGCCCGGCATTAAGATCATTAATGTCTGTTGGGATTAAGCTAACTAATTGTTCAACAGCTTGCATTTTGTACGTCTAGTCAATGTCTTATAAAGTAATAAATGATTGCAGCCCATACTAACATAGGGATTACTGCTATGACAAGTATTGTTTTCAATAGTTCTTGCCGTTCCCTGCGTTTAGTTTGATGTTGATTTAATACTTGACGGAATTCTTCTTCTAACTTCATAGCTCTCCTGGATAAAATTAATGTTAATTGTCTCTTTGTAAAGCCAGTGTTAAACTTATGTAAGTTTTTAGATCGGCGTTATTCTTTTAATTGTAAATGCTAAGTAACCATATTTTTTTAAGCCATCAGGCAGCTACGCTGTATCTGGGTGTAACTTCCAAAGAAGTACGCAAACTCTTTCCGTCCTCACGTCCTATAGCCTTATCGGCTTTAGCTAAGGTTCAGATAGACTGGGGTGGTTCGGCAGATGACCAAACTATATTATGCTTGAAGACACCCGCTAAAGGCTATGGACATGCTTTGGAGCAAGCAACTTTTCCAATTCAGATCCGTCCGGAATTGTTAACTGTTGCTAATGACTACTTAACAAATGCACCGTTCCTGTTATCGGTTTTTGACATTCTTGGATATTTGAATGATCACCAATTACATAAGCAGATGTCTGTTAGTAAAGTTGCTGAATGTTTATCGAATCAGGGGTTCTTCGAATTTCATGTGGTTGTTAAGGCTGATCCGAATTACAAGCCTTTGTTAGCGCAGCTTAATAATCCGTCAGTAGCTTTAAAGGAAGGTCCGTATCGTGCTTGATAAACCACTACCGTATCAAACATTAACCGTAGACGATAAAATCATTCAAACCATTACACCGGCAAAAGCAGGTCAATTCTTTACTGCCAGATTAGTTCCACCGGGGTATTGGCGCTTGACTAACAAGGATGCGGTCGTCTATAGTATCATGATTCTAAACTGCGGTGCCTGGGGCTTTTTAGGAATTTATGATGGAACCAGGCGTTTAATCTGGGCACAGCCATCAGCATTCACTGGTAGCTTTGTAATAGAAGGCTTTTGTAAAGACGGTATCATTGTGGACAATGGATATGGACAGCATATGGGTACTAACATAACGGTGAATTGGAGAGAATGATTTGAATGTATAGCATACTTCAAAGGCAGGCAGATTTAGAACGGGAGCAATCAGCGCAGTGGAATTGGTTAGCAGCTCATGACGCATTCTTGCGTTCCCAGCAGCGCTTTGATGATTATATACGGAATAAATCTTCAATCGATATTTCTGTACCAACCGGTACTAACATAACGGTGAATTGGCGTGAATAAAACTAAAGTATTATTGCCAGATTTAGTATGGTATTTTACTTGGAATCCTATCCGAAAGCGGTGTGACAGCATATGTACGAATTGCCGGGATAAACAAAGATCGAAAAGTTTAGATGGTGCTATTTGGACTGTACATCACAAAAATCGTCAATGTGATTTATGCGGCATCACAAGCGCAGGTCGAATAGACTATGGATTTTAATAAATGGATAACTACCAATCACGCCGAAACTTTTCAGACAGATTCTTGCCAGAAGTAAAGAAGTTAGTAGGCTTAGCTTTCATCAGGGAAGCCAGTCTATCGGAAGATAAGTTGTGGGCTACGGATTTAGTCGTACCTAATTTGCGTATATCTGTACGCATTCGGCGTTCAAAATGGCTAGAACGTTACGGCAATGAATTCACCCTGCGGGCATCAGCACCAGGCGGCTTACCGTCTGAATACGCAAAGTTAGCGCAGCATCATCCGGGCGATGCTGAACATCTTATATATTGCTTTGTGGATAATGAAGATAAAATCATCCGGGCCTGGTTGATTGATTTAACGAAGTGGTACTACGCCATCATTAATAACCGGGTAACACCAATGCGATTTAAAAACAAGGATGCCGAAGAAGTAGTATCGTTTCCATGCTTAGGTGAGTACAGTAAACTTTTGGTCGGCTAATTTACGATGATGCATGTTGATAGCTTTCGTTAATTGATTTTTTAAATCATCTAAAGTTTTATTATTGTAAATTGTATGACCGCCAATATGCGTAATGGTTTCAGCGCTAATGGTGGCAACTTCTAATTCAGATGCATGATTGTCTATTTCGAAATCCTTAACCATGCCACGGGCAATACGCAATCGTTCATCAGCAAAGATTTGCATGATACATGCTTTGTGTGCAATTAGCGTTTTTAATTCATTGAAATATCTTAAATCATCAATAATCAAATTACTTTCAGGATGTCCATCGAAATAATTCATGACAAAATTGACCCACACATCAGGGTTTTCTTTCCTGGCTGCTTCGCCATGGTCTTGCATTAAAGAACGATATTTTTCCTTAGCAACGTTATCATACAAATCTTTCAACGGTATGTCATACAGCTCACTTAAACGGTGCTTCAAAGCATCGGCGAAACCTAGTCGAATAAAATCAGGATTTAGTTCTTTTATTAAGTTGGCGCTTGTTGTTTTGCCGCTTTTTCGTTTTCCGCTTAAGGCTATTATCATCTTTGTATGTCCCCGTCCAGAAGAAGATTTTTTCAGGATCTACATTTGCTAATTGTTCTTGTGTGATTGAATATACAGGTAAACCGGTGTGTCTGCAAGCACCAGATTGTGCCGTTCTTTCTATAGCATCATGAGCATTTAGTTTTAGTTCTTTCATTAACGCTTTGCTATAGGTAGAGCCAGTCAAAGTCCCCCAGGTTTCCGGTGACCAATCCAGTAACATTCCTTTGCCTTTGCTATCCCTGAAAAATTGAAACAGTCCATGTTGGTTAAATAATAGTAACTGTGTCCCTCCGGCTAATCTGGGATATTTTTTAGGAGAACAGCCATCAATAATCCATTGTTCAAAAGCTTGAATTTCATCTACTTGACCGGCACCGGACAGAGCCATACCTTTAATAATTTTAATCTTTGAACTATTACCGCTTGCTACATAGCAATCTCCTATATCCTTAGTGGTAATTAAGGTGTCCGCCGCTAAAACCTTGCCATCATACGCTAAAGTTGTAATAACAATCACGCTCCTTTTATATTACGTCTATATATTCTAGCTTTCATAGCACCACATTGTCTACAAATCCTATGACCTTTTGGGGTTAAATATAAATTATTACCTTAGCAATCATGGTTGTCATATATGAAAGAGCTCCTTGTTGCACCTACTACCGGCGTATTAATGACCAAAAACTTCAATGAAGGGGATTTAGTACGTCCTGGCGATGTCGTAGCCACAATTGAATCGATGAAAATGATGTTTGACATCACTAGTAGCTCAACCGGCTATATTCACTATTATCTATCCGAACAGTCCTTTATAGCAAGCGAAGATTTAATAGCTGGGATTAAAATTATTGAATAACGTTATAATTTAGGTACAGTTTAACTTTGCAGGGATTCAATATGACAGATGCCGTAGCCGGACCGAATGATGGAACAATTATTTATACTAACTGCGAAGTACCGGCAGGTGAAAATACTGCGGTTCTGAATGCCTTATTCCTATTAATTAATAACGCCAGTACAACCGATGCAGGGCATTGGGTGCAGTTTTATCCATTTAAAGGTGGCACTTTAGAAACTGACGGCAGTAATACACCCACTTTTTCTTTACAATTATACGGATCTAATGCCAACAATCAACCAGCCGATAGTTACGATGGTTATGCTATTGGTTCAGCGGTAACTGCTTTAGGGATAACAGCCGTAACATTGGCTCCCCGTTGGATTAAAGCCAAGCTTAACAGTATCTCAGGTTCTGATGCAACTGTCACCGCTATACTGAATGCATTCGCCCCGTAACTGGGTTAGCTAATGTTGAAAGAATTAATCGGTAAGTTTATAAATCAAACCGGGAGAGAAGATATGGATGTACCTACTACTACACCACCAGTGACACCTGAAGTACCTCCGGCTGCGCCACAGGCACCATTAGCACCTAAAGCCCCGGCTAATATGGCCGACACCTTGGAAGCCCTGCCAGCTAATATTAAGGATTTTGTTGAAAGAGCTGTTGCTGACAAACAAAATGCTCTAGCACAAGCTAAAAAGATGCAAGAAGAATCAGATGCCGCCAAAAAGGTTTTAGGCGAATTAGTTGCCGAAAAAGAAGCTGCTGAAAAGAAAAGCCTAGAAGAACAAGGCAACTTTAAAGCCCTATATGAACAATCAGAACTTAAACGGTCGCAATTAGAACAAGCCGTTCAGGAACGTATATTAAAAGAAACCGTAGCTAAGGAATTAGCTAAACAGGGTGGACTTAGTGATTACTTAGCCGAAGCAGTATTAATTCATCACAAGGATTCAATTCTGTATAAGGATGGGCAAGTGCTAGGTGCCGCTGAAGCAGTAGCCGCCCTAAAACTAGCGCAGCCACAGCTGTTTAAGCCAGAAGCCGTAGCGCCAGGTGCGCCTAATCCAAGCCTGACAGGCACCGGCGTTCCAATTAATCCGCCAACAGCTTTGAACCCATCGGCATTTAATGCTGTAGGGGCCACTATGAAAGATGTTGATGCTAACTTTAATCAGTTCTTAGCCCAAATCAGGGAACGTAAGTAAACTATTAAATTTCCGCAATAAAAGTTAACAATTGCCTAGCTTGGGTGACGGTTACGTATCTTAACACCCGCTAAAAATTAATGTTAAACTAACCTTAGATTAAGTTTTACGTCAACGGACGTAGCGAAGGGTATCCCAATCTAAGGAATTTAATATGGCTTTTGCAAATTTTCCAGCTCAACTTGTCCCCCTAATTCAACAAAACTTCTTAGCAAGGTTTCTGGAAGAAGGGTTAGATTCTGAAGCTGCTTATAGACGTCATGCGATCCTGGAACAAATCCCCGCAAGGCTTGGTCAAACTTTAACAATGTCCAAAACTGGACGTAAATCTCCAGTTACCGCTGTCACTAATCCAGCCAATGTAACAGTTGGTTTAGATAACGGACTTACACCATCATTAGCATCGGTTGAACAATATACGTACAACGTTGTTGAACTAGCTGCTGCTTCCGATGTAGATATCATGGGAGAACTTGCCGGTATCGCTGACCAACTGAAAACAGCTGCCCGTAACAATGGTGTGCAAGCTGCACAATCGTTGGAACGGTTAGCAAAAAGTGTTTTGTTTGCTGCATATAATGGTGGAAATTCTTTCGTTAGAACCGATCTTGGTGAGTCGTCTTCAACTACATGTCATGTAGATGATGTACGTGGCTTCACACAAGTTATGGTTAACGGACAATTCCAACCCGTTTCTATGTCTAATCCTCTTATCGTTAATGAAATTTCTGTTGACGGTGGAGTGACACAGACCCTAACAGTAACTGGCGTTTCTGTTGATGCAGTAACACAAAGTCTTTATCCATCTGATGAACCAGGTGTATCTACTTCCGCCGGTCAAAGTGGTGTTCTGACATTTGAGTCCGCAACTGATCCAGTCGCTGGTGATGCTCTTATTGCTGCTAACGCACCATTAGTGCTTCGTCCAGCCGGTAAAACTGCAACCACGGCATTGCAATCTGGCGACAATATGACATTGAATCTGCTCTTATCAGCAGTTCAACAACTCAGAGCTAACGCAGTTCCAGTATTTCCAGATGGTACTTATCATCTAGTCCTGGACAACATGTCCTTGCTTCAACTGTTCTCAGATCAACAATTCATAATTGCAACAGCTGCACAATTCAAAGCTGAACAATATATGACTGGTCAAATCTTCGTTGTATACGGATGTACCGTAATACCTACAACTGAAGCTTATGTCCAAACAACTAGCGCAGCTCAAATTGCTGGTGGCGTTAGCGTCACAGTTCGCAGACCAATCCTTATGGGCGCTGAATCGCTCCTACAAGGCAACTTTGAAGGTCTGGAATTCTGGTTGAACCGGGACGGGTTTGAACCAATCGGTAACGTTATGCTTGTTGATGGAATTGCACAAATCTTACGCCCACCTCTTGACAGACTCCAAAGAATGGCATCTCTTGCCTGGACATGGATCGGCGCATTTGCTGTACCGACAGATATGACAGCCACACCGGCAGTTATACCTACAGCATCAAATGCTGTGTACAAGCGTTGTGTAGTAATGGAAACCGCTGGTTAATCTGGAGATATAAATCATGATGGAAGATATGGACAAGAAAGCTGGAAATAAGGGATCTAACACTGTTAGCAACCGAAAGGCTTTCACACAAAATATCACCGAAGAAAGTGTCGAAATGAAACGCCTTCGGGAATGCAATCCCAGTATGAATGTACCTGGACAAGGCAATGTAACTAGAGCGGCTGGTGCAGTGAAAGAAGGTTCTTTCCGTAAACATGCCGATGCTATGGATGCAATAACTGGTGCCGCTGAAGATGCTCCAAGAAGTGCTTCTGACGGCAATAACTAATAGGAGAATGCTATGGCGAAACGTAGCAAATCAATTCCTATCAGTCTAGACAGTACACCAACTAGCCCGTTAGCCATGCAACGGCGCGGGGGATTAGTAGATAGCTATAGTGCTGAATTAGAAAATCAACCGCTTAAAAAGCGGGGGATTACCAATTTCGGACCCAGAACATCTACAGAAGCGATAGCATATAGTAATGCACCTTCGCTGAAAGACGTATTAACAATAGCTTGGGATCGTCCAGATTTTAATATGTTAAAGATGCGTCCAAGATACGATGGTCAGCAACACCGAATTCCAGAAGGGAATGGCGTACCAATTAGGAAGAAGAAATAATGTCTGAAACTAACACATTCTATCAATCAGGGGCATTTACCAGTCTACCTAATACGTATGATCAACAAACCATCAATGGTGTGATGTCCGTAATGTCACCCGCTCAGGTAGTTGCTCAAAACCCCAGGGTAGCAGGAACGGTAACATTAACAGTGGGCGGTTCTCCTACATCTACTGATGTTTGTACTGTTGTGGTTTCTAATCCAGTTTTGCCAGGCGGGTCGGTTACAGTGACTGCCGAAACACAATCTGGCGACAATTATTTAGCCAACGTAGCCCAAAGAATTTGTAATGCTATCACTAGCAATTCCACACTTCAACAATTTGATATTTTCGCTACAAGCGTAGATAAAGTTGCAACTTTTAATCAATTGGGTCCAGTCAGTTCATTCACCACAGTAACTGCGTCTTATAATGAAGGTGCTTCTGAAACTATTACGGTTGCCAATAGCGGTGTCGTAACTGGCGGAAGTGGTGTTGCAGTGCCAATGCAAAATGGCGAATGTCAATTAGGTCCGACAACTGTCAGACTGCGCTATGGCGTCCCGCTCTTGTTAGGTCAAGCACAATTAGCAATAGTCGTCAATTCAGGTACACCTGTTAAATAGACTTCTGTTTCCAGCATAAATTCTTTAAATCAAAAATTAGTTCCGGTGCTTTTGCTGCTGATAATTGGCGCGTCAAGCTGCAATCAGGGTAAGTTTTAATCCCTAGCAGGTTGGCTAATTCACAACGCCCGGCAGAAGTTTTGATGAAGTTATAGTCTGCTTCTACTTTATTAGAAATCACTCCTTGTCGCTTATAGCGATATCTGGATACGGCAATCCAGTTGATAATGTAGCAATTAAGACACATTTTCATACCAGGGCATTTCTTTCCACAGCTGCGACATGCATTAGGTTTACTGCGCTTCTCAGCTAGCCATTGACGATTAGTTTGTTTAGCTAATTCAGGGTTACGTTCACGCCATTGCTTGTTGCAATTATATTTAACCTCCTGATAGCGGCTATTAAAGCAGATGCTGCAATAGTTGGAATAATACGTGACCCGCTCTTTTGTGACAGGCGAAGTGTAATAACTGATTCTGCGCTTGGTTTTCCAGGTAATCAATTCACCGCAAGTTTTGCAGTTGACAGGATTAGCCTTAAAAGCTTGTGTTGTATATGTAAGGGTTGTAATCATGGTATATAAGTTATCTTGTAATGCCGATTGAATTCTGCATCAGTCCTATTGCCCTTAGCTTTATTGTAAGTATCGGAGACTAACTGTAAATTAGCGAAATCATATGCTAATTCTGGATATTGTGCAATAGGTGCTATATGGTCCAAATTGGAATTAATACCTATGAATAACGGTTCAGAAGTAAAGCAGCAATACGGATTCTTTAGATAGCGTTTGTATAATTTTTCAGCTAAATGACTTCTTTCTTTCGTCCCTAATGTCACGGGTAGATTTTTGTTATAAACCCGTTTATATCCACTAGAAATACTTTGCACCGCATGGAGAATTATATGATATTCACATCGACAACGACCATGTACTACCGGTTGTGCACAATCACAACATTGATTTTGCGCTAATCTCTTCTGTCGTCGGATGCGTTGATATTCCAGCATAGCCATTTATTGTAGTGCCTGATTAAGCTTTAGAATAGTGATATATCATTAATTCTTAGGACTTTTAATCTAATGCCGTTAACTATTGAAGAACAGACAGACGTATTGCGCCATCTTAATTACCCGCTATCTGGCTTAATGTCCGTTAGTCCCGCCGGTGGCAGTTTAGCGCCAGCGAATAATGCTTATCGGTACTTTCAGTCATACGGGCAACTCCAATACCGGATGTCACAACTTGCGCCGAACGAAGAATCCCGTATTACTGGCAAACCTTTTGGAGCCGTTGGCTTCAATAACAATAATGCTTTGGTGGTTCCAGGTAGCGTTATCACAATAACCCTCACAAGCACCGCTCTGGGGGGTGCGTTGCCCTTAGTTTATACAGTCCAGGACGATGACACCCTATTGTCAGTTTGTGGCGGCCTAGCCCAGGTAGCAGCCTTAAACACAACTTTTACCGGAGCAGGCTTCTATGCCATCAATGACTTTGGTAATGGTCCTTATAGTGAACAAGTAGTTCCATTTCCTATTGTTAGCTTCATTGGACCCACTACTACAACCAGCTTTACAATTGCTGTTTCACTATCTGAATTTGGGCAGCCTATCCCACAAATTGTAGCTAATGGCGCTTTGCTAGCTCCTGTCTTATATTTAGATACGACCATCCCCGCTGAAAAGATTTATGGCTTCCTGCCGATTCTGGACTTCTTAGAAAGTGCCCAGGTGTCCAGTGTACAAAATCTGTCAGTGCATAAAGCAAGGGAATTCACCCGTAATCCTAAAGAATTGCGGGAGAAACAAATGCTGTATAAGTATTGGCAATATAAACTAGCGCAGTTTATGGGCGTCAGCCTTGATTTGAACAATCACGGCGCCAGGGGCAGAAGCGGCATGATGAGTGTGTAATGACAAATTACGTAAATTTGACGAAGATTTTAAATCGGGCCTGCGGGATCGGAGCTGCACATATTGGCGTTCCAGGTTGGATCTACCGCATTACCAGCTCATCTAATGGTGATTTCATACAAGATGCCAATAAGCAATTTCAAATCTGGGCAGATCGGGCAAAAATGAAGCGCTTTGACCCTGCGTTTGAAAGCGATATCAGGATGGAAACGTATTGGTTTGAACTTTTAATCAATGCTAATCCATTACAAGTAGGTGATGTTTGGGTTATTAATGATCCATATTTAAACGTTGGTGATGTGACCGTTCCTTTTGAAACTACGCAATTTATTGCATTCGCTATGGCCGCAATGCCCCCGCTGAAACATGCTATATCAGCCCGTCTTGACACTAATGCACAATTCTACAGACCATCATTGCAACCAATTTCTACGCCGATTGGACCAAATACATTACCTTATTTTGATAGCACATTACCTAATGAACTACCACTATTATGCATTAACGGGAATTTCCAATTAGGCACCGTAGTTGATACCGCTAGTAAAATACCGGTTGGTACTATGCCTATGAATAACAGTGGCGCTATCTATACAGCGCCAACAGCTAATATGCCTATACAGGAACGTAGACGGATTTATATACCATCATTGCCTGGGTGGACTTTTAAAGCCGGAGACAAAATTGTCACTGAACAAGGCAGTAGATATGTGATTCTATCAAACTATAGTCAAGACATAGGGACTATCGGAAACCAGTTCCTCATTGAAAAAATCACATCGGGGCCGATATAATATGGCTACCGTAGAAATGGCCTGGAGTGGACTTCTTAATAGCATTCAAACTGCTATTAATAATGCTGGATTGGTTCCAATACTATCTGCTGATTGGCCAAATATCAATATCTTACAAGCCGTTGTTAGCGGGTCTTCCGGCCCTGTAATATCCTTGTTCGATCGGGGCGGGATTAAAAATGTCACTAAAGCTATCGGCATGGAAGTCGCTACGTTAACAACTAAAGGAACACCCGGAGCAATATTAACTCCAGCGACTGGAACTTTATTAACAACAACGCCCTATATTTTAACAGGATCAGGAACGCCTTTTGCTAACGATACTTTTTATATCAATTTTCCATCCACAGTAGGACTAACTAACCTATTTGCTGAATATATAGCACTGCAAGGGGATACGCTAGCAACGTGTTTGACGAACTTTGCAGCCGCTATAAATTTAATTGATGGCTTAGCTGCCACTGTTAGCGGAAATACAATACATATAGTTAATTCATTAACGAATCAATTCCCTGTCCAAGCGGGTGTCGTTAATATAGGCTCCACAACTAAAGAAGTCTACCGGCAAATCAGGGAAATACAAATTACGTTATGGACAAACAATGTAGTAGATAGACAGAACTACGGTGCAGTTTTAGAGCAATTATTCGTACAGCTGGAATATGACTATGGTATTAAATTGTCCGATCAGTCTTTGGCTAGGGTCATGATCATGGATGATACTGTTCGTAAAGATTCGCAACTGCAAGATATCTTTCGCCGGGATTTCATCATTACTATAGATTACCCAGTTCTATTGACGCACCAAGTCTGGGAAGTGGTTACAACTCCACTGCACTATACACCACAGAATCCTTAGAATTAACTTGACTATTAACATTCGCTCATTTAGGCTTTACGTATGAGCAATGAAGAATTATTAATGGAATTTGAAGCTTTGCGCACCCGTCTAAATAACGGCGGCAAAGGGCGCACTTTAGCGGAAGCAGCTAATTCAATTCAGCTACTTTATTATTGGGCGTACCAAAAACTGGTTCGGGCTGGTCTGAAGCCACAAATTAAAAAGAAGTACAGGTTAATATGAAAACTTACATAATACCTTTAATTATTTTAAGTTTCATGTCGGTAACGACACCCGCTACAGCATATACCTTACAGGGCGAAACATCCATCCAGGAGCTGTTCCCTGATGCACAGCAAAGCGGAATTGACATCAATCAGACGGAAACGACGGCAGAAATACCGCTTCAGGCGGAACGGGGTTGGCAATCTATGCCAATACCGGCATATCAGTTACAAACCCGACAATCACCTGGTATATTGGGTTTTTGGGTAAGTCCCATGCAACCGCATTATGTTACGCAGGTAGAACCAGCTTCCGATGCTTTTGGTTATATTTTTGTCGGAGATATCATTCTATCTATGGACAACATAGATGCACATCGCTATTGGCAAGCCGGACAAAATATTGGGGCACCGGGGACAACTACAGTTGTCACCTACCGGCATAATGGTTTAATCAGTACCATTACTGTCAGGCGAAAGCCTATTGAAGACTTTCCAGAACAAATGCGTTCGCAGTTAAATTGGCCAGCGTTGAATAGGTAATCGCCTACAGCACATTAAATTTTAGGTTAAAATAAGCTTATCCTTAGTTCTTCAAGGTTAAGCTTTTAATGACCATAGTAATAAACGACGCTTTATTTAATCCTAGTGCCTTAACAACCCCTGATGTCTATGAAGTCGTAATTCCGCCTCAGGCATATGTGCCCGGCGCCCCAGCCAGTGTTTCTGGTTTGGTTGGAACCGCTTCCTGGGGTCCATTAAATCTAACCCAGCTTATAGGCAATACTAATGATTTAAACCAAGCCTTTGGTACAATCAGCGCTGCTGCGCTAACTGATATCCATGACCTGGCTACTGATGTAGTTATGGCTTTAAATCAAGGCAGTCAAGCTGGATTGACTTTGCAATGCATACGGGTTTCCGATGGAACTGATGAACAAGCGACTTTAATTTTAGTTGATACCAATGAATCACCTGCCACCGGTGGGACATTAACTGCTTTATATAGCGGGGTTCTAGGTAATCAAATTCAAATCACTATTTCGGCTGGCGCTGCCGATACTTTGGTAAATGTTATTTTAGCTGGGTGGGGCGGAAAACCTTCTGAATATTATCCGGCACTCCCGAATACTAGTGCATTCTGGGCTGCGTTAGCAAGTGCCCTGGCTAATGGAACAGGTCCTACACAAGGACCATCACAACTTTGCAGATTAACAGTTGCTTCCAGTACTCATGCTCCTGCACTGATTACAGGATCATCTTTAACTGGCGGTACTGATGGACGTACCGTTACAACTGCCGATTTAGTCGGCGATTCTGCCGCTGATCCACCGACTGGCATGTATGCATTGCTTAGCGCTATTCCTACGGTTCAACAATTATGGATAGTTGGTTTAAGTGATACTACCGCATTTCCTGCATTGGTCAATATTGGCGAACAAAATGGTATTTTAACCATGGCAACAGTACCAGTTAACACCAGTGTTGCTGATGCAATTACTGCTAAAAATACAGTTGGTGCCAATAGTTTTGAATTCGCTTTGGTACTTGACTGGTGCATTATCTTTGATCCGATTAACAATGTTCAAAGAACTATTACACCCATGGGCGTGGCTGGTGGTTTGATATCCGCATTGTCACCAGAACAATCACCATTGAATCAAGAAGTGTATGGAATTCTTGGCACACCAAGAATTAATCAAGCCACTGGTGTTGGACCTTACAGTTCAGCAACTATTGGTTTAGCTAACACTAACGGTATTATTCTTTTAACTAATCCCATTCCATTAGGTGCAGTATTTGGTTTTCGAACCGGTGTCAATACGTCACCGGAAGCCGTAACGACACCAATTGAATATAGTCGTATGACTAATTTCATTCTACAAAGCGTTGCTGGAACGTTAGGTCAGTTCATAGGACAATTGCAATCGCAAAGTCCTACGGATAAATTGCGGGCTAATGTCAAAGCAGTTCTGGATAACTTCTTTAATGAATTGGAAAACAATGATCAATTGGATGCTCACAATACAACTTGTGATTTATCCAATAATACTCCAACAACTATCGCACAACATATCTTACGGGTTGATGTTCAAGCCCGCTATTTAGCTAGTGTCTGGTATCTCATCTTCACACTACAAGGCGGAACAACTGTACAAATTAGTGCAGCTGTCATCACGCCAGGACAACCATAGGAATTAATCAATGCCAGTAGGAAATGCAATAGCTAATATCACAGGTTTTTCAGTCGGTCAAGATTTACGCACCGTACTGATTCAACCTAATAATGGACAAGCAGCTTTTGATATCAGTCAATTAGGACGTTTGCTGGATTTTAATGCAGTCCCTGTTATTCATGAACTACAAGAAACGCCGGTTGATTACGGTGGTATTCGTTTAGTCCGCAATATTTATCAAGGCTGGGATATCGAAGCTACATTAGGTCGTTATCAAGGTAATCTGACATTTTTAATGGCAGCAGTTATGGGTAACTTCAATTTAAATGGCTATGAAACCTATTTCACTATTCAGGCACAGGTATTCAATACAGCGCAAGGTTTGCCACTTGTCGATACTTACACATTCACAAACTGTGTAATGTCGCAAGCAAATACCGGTAATTTTGCCGAATTGAACAGGGTAGAACAGAAGCTTCGCTTCCAAGGCCAGCAACTTCTTGTTAATGGCGTTGCGCCAACTAATATTAACGCTCTACCGTATTAATTTAGAATAGGGTTATGCATACCCTGACTGATTTACTTAACACTTTACGGGCTGAAAAAGCTATGGTGCCAGTTTATAATCTGGCCTTAAAACAAGCTATTGGTCAAGCGGTTGTCATGACACTTAGATTAATGATTGCTACTTCCAGTGGTCCATGGGCACCGCTGATGCAAAGCACTATAGATTATAAGACTTATCATCAACAAGGTTTCGAAGGTAATGCCGCTAGTCCGTACTATGCCACTGGTGATTTCTACAGGGATGTAGGCTTTACCGTAGAAGGCCCAGTCATTAGTATAGGAACTAACCTGCCTTATATAGAATTCGTTGAAATGGGAAGCGCCCATCAAGCTCCTAGACCGATTTTTAGACCTGCTTTCATGGCAGCTGCTCCCGGCATAGATGCTTTAGTGAAACAATTATACTTGCGCTCCTTAAAATAGCTTAATATCCTTAGCTGGTGATGTAAGTTAAACTGAAGGCACAATGAATAAGAGGTTTTACGATGCCTAAAGTTAGTCATAGGTCTGGTCCGATTACTACGGCTGAAGTGGCTGGGGTATCAGAGACACCCGCTCCGGTAGTGGCAGATAAGCCTAAAAATAAATTCGGTCGGGAGAATGTTGCTTTTGAATTACCAGACGGGCGTGTAGTCACAATAGGACTACCGCCAATTCCGATCCAGATGATTTTGCCAGCTATGTTTAGCTCCAGTGAAGACCAATCAGGGGTCAGTGCAGCCTTCGTTGAAATTCTAAGTCGGGCTATGTTACATGTCCGGGAAATTGATAATAAAAATGTTGCTCCGCCAGTGGACTATAAGGGCGTTACTGCCCTGTGTATGCAATTAGGGCAAGACGGGATTGATGCAGTTTTGCTTATGGTCGCAGAACATTTTCCATCTATCAGCCGGGAGCAGCTGAAAGTCATAAAAAAATAGTGTCTAATCCGCTTATGAACGAAGTAGCTTTTTTGGTCCAGAATGGCTTTTCGTTAAATGAAGCTTGTTCAATGTCGCCACTGATGCGTACATCGTTCGTTTATATCGTACAGAAGCAGTCTGGTGGGCAAATAGACTTTGAAACTGGCGATGTTCATTTTAAATAAGTCTGTCACCGTATAATTGAAGAATGTTCGAAACAGGCATTAATCTTATAATGACGGAAAACGTCTCAGCTAAGCTGGGCGTCATTCTTCCACTTTTAGAAAGAGCCAATGGTTTATTCCTGCGGTTAGATCAGGTCGCCGGTAAAGCTGCACCCGGCTTATCTGCTACTGGTAAAGCATTAGGTTTAATATCCCGCAATTTAAGTAAAGTTAATACTGCCGGTGCCGGTGGTGTACCAACTACAATTAGCAATCTATCCCAGATGGCTAATAAATCTGCCTTGGCCGCCGAAAAAATTACCTTCATGAGTAAAGCAGTCGGTGCTTTAAATATGGGACTACATGTCTTTAGTCGATTAGGACTAGCCATGTGGGGCTTAAGTATGTTAAAAGAAGGCGCTATGACAATTGCAAATCCTGCAATTGAAATGGCCCAGATGAGACAACAAATGGCTATGACAGGACTGTGGTCACAATCGCAAATCGGTCAGGCCGAATTACTATCCAAGCAAATGGTTTCATCTGTTCCCGGAACAGATGCTGCCGCCAATATGGAAGCCATTAAAGAAACCAGTAGCGTTTTTGCTGATCCAGGTAGAGCATTGAAGATGGCTCCTGTCTTTGCTAAGGCGCAACAAATTATGGCAGCCATGTCTGCACAACCTGGCATGGAAGGAATGAAAGGACATGAAAAGAACTTTGCTATGTCTATCGCAAGAATGGCCGAACAAAGTGGTGCTATTTCAGATCCGAAAAAATTAGAAGAATTATTAACCGGTGTAGTAGCTACCAGTGTGAGAACATTGGGCACCGTAGGACCACAAGCTTTGCTGCAACAATTCACCAGAGAAGGTGCTGCGAAATACATGTTAGATATTGGTAGCAACTTATTCATGTTAGGACATAAAACCCAAGAAATGGCGGGCGGTGGTAGTGGTGGCGCTAGGGGTATGGCCGGTACACAAACAGCGCAATTCTTTAATATGGCTATCGGTGGTACCGCAAGTAAACAAACATTGGCTAATTTGGCAGCTATAGGATTAATGCCTGCACCACAAGGTGTCAAAAATTGGCCACCTAAGCCTGGTGAACCCTGGTCAGGTATGCCGGTGAAAATGGGTATGATTCGGGATAAGCAATTATTAGAAGATAACATGCTAGCTTGGGCCACTAAACAACGTAAAGAAATCTTTGATGTAAAGTTCCCTGGTTTTGAAGGAATGCCTGCTCAAAAACAAGGCGATATTTTATTTTCTACTTTCGCCGGGATGCAAAAGAATGCTAAGCAATTCTTAATCGAACTATTAATGACACCAACAGCTTTAAATATGGCTAGACAAGTCGGTGCACAAGGTAAACAACCGGGCGTTGATCAATTAAGCGGTATGGCTGGATCGGCTCCTGCCCAGCGTATGGATGAAATTATTGGAAAATGGAAACGGTTAATGCTAACTATAGGTGAAAACCCAGCATTGCTTAGTTTAGTTTCGGCTGGATGGGATACATTAAATAGCTTTCTGGATACAGCATGGATGCGTATGGAAGATATTAATAAATCCATGGAAGGCTTTGGAAAAAATAAAGATGTATCTACTATTATGAAATCGGTCGGACACAGTATGTCATTACTGACACCGGTGGCACAGGGATTAGCTACAGCTTTATCTGGTTTATTTTCTGTGATATCAGTAATTACTAAAGACTATTTACATTTGATGGCATTAGCTAGTCCAGTTTTTGGAGCTATAGCGCAAGCTTATATATCTGCGAACCCACCATTAGCGGCAGTTGTTGCAGCTGGACAACTAGCGCAAGGTAAACAAAAATCCGTACCAACTACATTGGGTACAGACTCATCTGGATTTAATTGGATGACAGGAACACAAGGCGGCCAGCCGATTAAACCTATCGGCATGAGACACCCGCTTTTGGATATACCATTTGATTGGTCTAAATTGCAAATGCCCAGTAAACAAGATTTACCAGCTCCCGCTATGGCACCTGGTGGATGTATGTCGCAAGGTAAGAACTTATCATCCTTGCCGCAATCTATATTTAATTTCACAATCAATAATCATCCGTTATCCGGTGTTGATGCTAATCAACAGGCCCGCAAGATTGCAGAAATGGTTAAACCGCACATTGATAAAATCGCCATGTTACAAACTAGGGGATTCACTGATTCAACATTAAGCGCTGGTGGAAATATGACATCTCCTAATTTTGCATTTGGCGACGGCAGGTATTCATAATGCCGACAACAAGACAAACATTAACTATTGGCGGAGTAGATTTAGTTGGCTTTGAGGTACCTAATGATATTCCACAATTGTTCGGCGTACAAAAGATGGCTGTCCATGACTTTCCCGGTGGACAACGCACAATTCAGAACTTAGGTGCCTTTCCGCATCCATTTATAGAATGGACTGGTAATCTATTTAATGGCAATCTAGGCGCTAATACTGCCGATACATCACAAGCAATGTTTAGAGCTGAAACATTAAATAACCTACGCTTAGCTGCACAACCAGTGGCTTTAACCTGGGGTGCATTTAATATGCAGGTGGTGGTGGCGGAATTTGAAGTTACGGCCAAGATGGCACAATGGTTAATTTATCGTATTAAACTTGTTCCGTTTTTAGATAATACTCCTGCCGATCCGGCAGCACAAAATCCGAATGCGCAAGCTAATTTAAAGGATGCGCAAAATCAATTCGCTAATGCTACAGATGCATCAACGTCTGGATATACTTTTTCGTCAGCTATAGTATCGCAATCTATCGCTATACAGTCAGCGATTAATGCAGCTATGATAACTGCTAATCAAAGCCTAGCTAATGTACCGCAAACTACAATTACTGCTATTCAAGAACAGATAGGAATCTTACAATTAACTTTAGATGGGCTAATGGGTAATTCCGATTTTAGTGCAGTAGCAGCTGCTGTCAATCTATTCGGCGCAGCGGGAATTCTATCCGAAGCATTAGGTGCTGATATTGCTGGACCAATAACCATCACACTTATAGACCCTGACTTAAATCAAATAGCCGCACAATATTACAATGATGTCAGCCAGGCCGGTGCTATAGCTTTAGCTAATAATTTACAAGATTTTTATTTAGTCGGTAGTTACACATTAACGTTGCCTAATTTGGTGTAGTCATGCCGGTAGTAACTGCATTAGGAACACAGGTTTTATTATCCGGCGGAACTTTATCTGGTCCGATCATTGTTCCGTCCATATCCTGGAACTGTAATTACAGCGCTTACGGCAGTATCAATCAATTTCACGTACGCACATCTATTAAGGCTTTGAAGGATATGAATTACAATATCTTCCAACAATTTGACCAGAATCCATTAACATATCAAATTCAAATTTTTGTCACTATGAATAATGTATCCACTTTGATATTCAATGGACTTGTGGATGCTGTTGATGCGTCCTGGCATGATGATACTGTGGAAATTACCGGCAGAGATTTAGGTGCAATCTTGCGGGATACCACAGCTACTTTAGATCAGGATCAATACTTAAATCAATTTATTGGACAAATAGTAACGCAGATAGCAAGCAATAATGGCTTTGGTACTAGTAAAATTGACCCGTCAAAACAATACGCAGGTGTCAGATATACTCCAGCAGGTGGCACTGAATGGGCGTTTACAGACAGGGCAAGGCCTATCTGGAGTGTGCTACATTTACTAGCTAAGGAAACTGGCTATCTATTATTCGTTGACCAGCAGAAGAATTTAGTCTTTGGTAATCCTGGCGAATTTTCAACCAACCCGCAATGGCAGTATTATTGGCGACCAGGACAAAAACGTCCTAATACAAATGTATTACCAATACTGCAATTAGAAGCTACGCAGCAATCTAGACGATGTAAAGATTTCAAAGTACAAGTCTACAGTTATGATCGCTCTAGTAAATTAAGAACATCTGCTGTGTCAATTGATGGTGATGGCACTGGACAGAATTACAATATGAACATCCCTGGTATGTCAACGCCGCAAGTATGTCAACAAACCGCTGATGCGATTAAAGCCGAAATAGAACGCAAGAAAAATACTTTTAAATTTACCGTAGATGGTAATCCGCAAATACAAATCGGTGATTTAATATCTGTACAGGAATATGAACCTGGTGATTTATTAGGGTTATCTAACCAGCAATGTTTTGTATCTGGATTAAGCCATAGCTACCAAATGGCTAGCCATGAATCAGCAACTGCCGAAGGTTTCTTGACCCACATTACCGCCGCTTTAAATATTCAAAGCAAAGGTGGCACCGGTGATGTCGGTGGTAGTGAAGGCGATTAATAAGCATACGCTTGCATAGAAGTAACTTTATCTAATATTCTGAAATCAGTTTGATATGCTTCACCATAAGCATGATTATCTTTAAAAAATTGTATGCGATATGGCTGCCGATGTTTTGCGATATGTGTTTGTGCCCAGTGATGCACACCTTTCACCGTTTTTAGATGATTGATCATAGTGACATCTTTAACGCCTTGTAAACTATATACACCATTACAGGGAGGGGTATTAGTGGGCGAAAGACTAATAATTGCTTTCATATGAATATCCTCTTTATTTCTTAAGAATGTTTAATATTAAACAGCATGACTGATATGCTGCGTAATGTCAATCGTTTAATTAAGAATGTCTACTTTAATACTGCAATTAGCCGCTATCTCCGCCGCCGCCGCCGCCAGGGGTGCAGGTACATGCACCACCGCCGGTGGCAAAAACATTAGAGGATGCCCCGCCAGACGTTAATACAGGATATAAAGTACCTTCACCATTGGCAAGATTAACTAATGGAGAAGTCACATTAACTTGTGGAGCAACTACATTAACTAAAACCCCGGCACTAATCAGAATCTGACCATCGCTGGATATGGTGACAAGAGCGGCAACTGAACCGGTTGCATTTACAGTAGCTTCAGGTGATCCTAGACTTTGAGCGCTTATATCAATTGTGGCGCTCACTAAATCGGCCGTGGTGATATTTGTGATAGCGCCACCTTTACTACCAGTGGTTAAAATCTCTGATGTTGCTTGTCCACCGTTGCCTATAGTCTGAGTATTGAAGGTCGTAGTAGCAGAAATCTGATCTCCTTCCAGTCCCGTACTAATAGTGTCCATTTTGGCCGCTGCGGTAACTGTTGTTACACCATCGGCTGATGGCTCTAAATCTTCAGCGGTAGTTGATAATTCTAAAGAAGAAGTAATTTGAGGAACATCTAACCCGGTAGATGCGGTATCAATTTGCTGGGCTGCTGAAACACTGCCTTTGCCGTGTTCGCATAAGCTGTTGGCATTCCAGGCGTTGCCAGTATTAACGATGTCTGTATAAATACCAGTAGCAGCAGTATCTATTGATTCACTAGCCGAAGCTAATGGCACATGATTGGATGGTTTTCCGACACCTAATGATTGCGTAGAGATACCGGTAGAGGCTGTAGACGGTGCCGTAGGTTCAGAATCAAATTGAATAATAACTGTACTATCGGTATCGCAACTAGTCGTACTAGTAGCTGGATCCCCATTAGATTGATTTTCAATAGTGATGTTGGAAACAGCTGGTGTAAGAAAATCTTCTGATGCTGGATTAACACTACTATTCGTAACATTAATATCAGATTCTTCTGGTTGCTGGGTTGGCAGATTAGCTTGCGCAGTGCTATTGACATTCACTGATGATGTATTGCTAGTTTTACCATTCTCAGCTGTTGATTCAATAGTGACAGTTGACGTATTGTCAACATCTCCATCTGGAGCGGCATATCTGGTGTCATAAGTTGCAGTCGAACTAAAACTAGCTTCAGCGGTATTAGATGTTTGTCCAGTGGTTGCTAAAGCAGCTAAATCTAAGTCGCTAGTTAAAACCTTACCTTTAGGCATATTATCACTAGGATCGACTGCATTAGCAGTTGACGCAATGTCAACATCGGCACCTAAATTATCTGACTGCCCGCTTTGTTGTTTATATTCCGGTTCAGCGATTGCTTCAATATGAACAGTACGATCAATGGCATTTGGATTAGGTTCTGTATAAGGACCGATAATTTGTTGTCCTTGCCCGTCTTGTTCTGTCGTAGTTAAAGCTGGAGACGGATTAGCAGATATTTGAATAGACCCGTCATTTTTAAAGGCCATATTATTACCGCAGGCATGACGAATGATAGCTTCACCTTTTTGAATGAAACCTTGGGTTAAAGTACCGCTATCGTCATATACGCTATAGCCTTGTCCAGGTGCATTGTCGATTTGATTAAAAGTCCAAAAACCATTGATGTATAAAGTTCCTTCCCGACTTTCAACAAGCATCACTACCTGTTCGCCCCGGCCGGGTTCATCAATACTTGCGCCACCCCATGGGGCTATTTGAATACCAAAACCATTTCCGGACCATATAGTACCCATCTGAATCCAACCGGATTCCATATAAGCTGTGCCGTCAGACGTGAAGTGCGGGATAACTACTTTGCAGCGATGAGTATTGCCATCGTATTGGGAAATATGACCAGTTAAAAAGAAGCTAAGGTTACTAACCTGCCCCTGGGCCATCTGTAGGTGTAGATGCAGGTTCTCCAGCGCTAAATCATTTCGCAATGTAAATACCCCGTAAACCCCTTACTGCTTACAGTTTATAATGAGAACAGCTTACAGGGATTTAATATAGATGGCAACGCTCTTTTTGGAAAATGGTTCAGACTTTGTTTTAAACAGCGCAGGTGGGCTTTTGCTGGCTGAAGGCTGGGACGAAATTAGGCAAAGGATCGAACGGCGCATCTTTACAAACCCCCAAAGTTTTCAAACGTCAGGCGCTCCCGTCCAACCACAATATATCTTTGATACGACCTATGGCTTAGGGGCCGGAACAGTTATCGGCGACAACTGGACCGATCAGGCTATTAATGCCTTTACGGATAAAATTATAGCGGGTGTCATCCAAGACCAGGGTGTAAATGGTTCAGTTATGCCTACGGTTCAAAGTACCGTTCTACCAAACCATACAGTGGAGTTTCAAATACAAGTAACATTGATTAACGGACTACAAAACACTATCACCCTTACGGTTCCATAAATGCCACTTCAAACCCAATCTTTAGCACAATTCGTAACGAATTTCATTAATCAATTCGCTACGGAAACTGGATTACAACCAGTGTTAACATCTGGTGATCCGGTTCTAGCCTTAGCCCAATCTGAAGCAGCCCAAGCAATGTTCCTACAATTTCAGGCAGCTTTTACGGTAGCTTTTGCCAGATCCACTACTGCTACTGGTCCAGACTTAGATAGTTATTATGCCCAGTTTGTTTTTCCAAGAACAGGTTCTGCTTACGCTAGCGGTGATGTCACCTTAGCCGTTGGTTCACCAGCTATTAATCAATTAGTTATACCTATCGACACAATCATTCAAACAGTCGGCGGAGCTATTCAATAT